GTTCCTAGTCGCCGCCCTGCTGTGCGGGGTCGTGATCGCCATGACGGAGTATGTGAGATGACGTGGCTTTTCTGGCTCGCACTCGCCGCCGTCTTTGTCGGGATCGCCCGGCAGCCTAAGCACAGGCCGCTGCGGCCGGTGGCGCAGATCAACAGCGCCGACCTCGCGCTTTGCCTGCGCCGGTCGGCCAAGGAAGGACAAGCATCATGATCGCTCGCTTCCGCCGCTGGATCGAATGGCGCTACGCCGTCGCGCAGGCCAACCGCGCATTGCGGCGGGCCAGGCGGGCGCGACGCAGGATCTTCCCCGGCCCCTGGATCGACGGGGCCAAGGCTTATCGGAAAGGATGGAGCCAATGAACGAAATGAGCACGATGCCCACGAGCAACGCCCTTGTCATCTTCGACAAGACGTTCACGCCTGCAACGCTTTTCGAGCCCGGAAAGCTGGACCCGCTGATCGAGCATGTCCGAGCGGCCGTCAAGGCCGAGGACCGCGATGCGACGACGCCGGCCGGGCGCGACCGGATCAAGAGCCTCGCCTACAAGGTGACGCGCACCAAGACGACGATCGACGCGGCCGGCAAGCAGCTTGTCGCCGACGAGAAGAAGCGCCTGGCGGCGATCGATGCCGAGCGGCGGCGCGTCTGGAACGAACTGGAAAACCTTGCCGACGAGATCCGCCAGCCGGTCACCGAATACGAGAACCGCGAGAAGACGCGGGTCGAGGCCCACAAGGCGGCGGTCGAAGCGATCGGAAACCTCGACTTTTTCGCAAGCCAGCCGACGACGGATGAAATCGCCGCCCGGCTTGCCGAGGCGGAGGCGGTCGGCGTGGATCACGAAGAGTTCACCGCCCTCGCCACCAAGGCGAAGGATGTCGTCGTCGGCTCCCTTCGCGCCAAGCTGGAGGCCAGCCGAAAGGCGGACGCCGAGCGCGCCGAACTGGAACGGCTGCGCAGGGAGGCGGCCGAACGCGAGCAGCGGGAACGCGAGGAACGCGCTGCCGCCAAGGCGCGAGAGGAAGCCGAGCAAAAGGCGCGGGAAGAGCGGGAGAGGCAGGCCCACGAGTCCGCCGAGCGCGAGGCCAGGATCAAGGCCGAGGCGGAGGCCCGCGAGCGCGCCGCCAAGGAGGCCGCGGAACGGGCGGAGCGCGAGAAGCGCGAGGCCGAAGAGGCGGCCAAGCGTGCGGAGGAGGCAAGGGTTGCCGCCGAGAAGAAGGCCGAGCAGGAGCGGGCCGAGGCGGAGCGCCGTGCCGCACAGGCAAAACGGGAAGCCGAAGAGGCCGCCCGCGAGCGCGCCAAGGAAGCGGTCGAGCAGGAGCGGCGGCGACTGGAGGCAGAGCAGCGCGCCAAGGAGGAGGAGGCCCGGAAGCGCGAGGCGAACCGCCAGCACCGCGCCAAGGTCAACAATGTGGCGGCTGCGGCTCTCGTTCTGGCCGGGCTGAGCGAGGACGCCGCCAAGGCCGCCATCGCGGCGATCGCCAAGGGCGCCGTTCCCCACGTCACGATCGCATACTGAGAGGATGCCATGGTCGACCAGCCCGAAATCTTCGCCATGCTCGCCGGCAACGAACCGCTGCCGCCCGAGTACGAGCAGCACGGCACCGTCCGCTATTACCCCGACGTCATCCAGGGCACCGACGAATGGTTCGCCATGCGCCGCGGCCTGCTGACGGCGAGCGAGATGCACCTGATCCTCACGCCGACCCTCAAGGTGGCCGCCAACGAAAAGGAACGCACGCACCTTTACGAGTTGATGGCCCAGCGCATCACCGATTACGTCGAGCCCAGCTATGTCGGCGACGACATGATGCGCGGATGGGCGAGCGAGGATGAGGTTCGCGCCATCTATGCCGAGCACTTCGCGCCGGTCAGGCAGGTCGGCTTCGTCACCAACGACGAATGGGGTTTCACCATCGGTTATTCGCCGGACGGCTTGGTCGGCGACGACGGCCTGATCGAAATCAAGTCGCGCCGCCAGAAGTTCCAGGTCCAGACGCTGACCGAGGCCGTCGTGCCGCCCGAGTTCATGTTGCAGATCCAGACCGGGCTGCTGGTCACCGGGCGGACGTGGTGCGATTTCCTGTCCTACTGCGGCGGCCTGCCCATCGCGCCGTTCCGCGTCTACCCCGACGACAAGATCCAGGCGGCCATCGTCGAGGCGGCAGCGGCATTCGAGGAGCGGCTGGCCGAGAAGATGGCCGCCTATCACGCTTCAATCCGCGCGCTCAAGGCGATTCCAACGGAGCGTCGCGTCGAACAGGAGATGTACGCATGACAACCGATCTTTCGCCGACCATCGTTCCGAAAAGCGACCAGATCAACGCCGACGACCTGATCACCGGGCCGCGCACCATCACGGTCACGAAGGTGTCGCTGCTGACCGCCGCCGACCAGCCGATCGCCATCAACTACGAGGGCGACGACGGCAAGCCCTACAAGCCCTGCAAATCCATGCGCCGGGTCATGGTGAGCATCTGGGGACCGGACGGCGCCAAGTACACCGGGCGGCGCATGACGCTCTACCGCGACCCGACCGTCAGCTTCGGCGGCCAGCAGGTCGGAGGCATCCGCATCTCGCATATGTCCGACATCGACAAGCCGATCACGATGGCGCTGACGGTGACGCGCGCCAACCGCAAGCCCTACACCGTCCAGCCCATCGCGTCGCAGAAGCCGACCGCGTCGGCAGCCGCCCCCGCCACCGAGACGCGCGCCAAGCTGACGCCCCAGCAAATGATTGACACCGTCGCCGCCGCGCCGACCGTCGAGGTGCTGGACGACTTCATCGCGCGCAACGCCGCCGCCGTCGACTGGCTGCGCGACAACAAGCCCGAGATCCACGGCAGGTTGATGGCCGCGGTCGGTGCCCGGCGCACGGAACTGGACATGGCCGACATGCCGACGATCGACCCCGAAGACCCGGCGAACGTCATGGCGGCGGGGTGATCGCTGATGGGCACAAACACGAAGATCGAATGGACCGGTGCGACGTGGAATCCGCTGGTCGGATGCTCTGTCGTCGCCGCTGGCTGCCGGAACTGCTATGCCATGCGGATGGCGTCGCGGGTCGAGGCGATGGGAACGGCCCCGCACTACGCCGGCACCACGACGCGGGTCAACGGAAAGGCGGTCTGGACCGGCAAGGTCAACGGCGCGCCAGAGAAGATCGTGCTGCAACCGCTGCGCTGGAAACGGCCGCGCCGGATCTTCGTCAACTCGATGAGCGACTTGTTCCATGAGAGCGTCCCGGACGAAGCGATCGACCGCATCTTCGCGGTGATGGCGCTGTGCCCGCAGCACACGTTCCAGGTGCTGACCAAGCGGCCGGATCGGATGAGGGCGTATCTTTCGACGCCAACTCGGCACGACATCATAGCGGCGCGGTGGAACTATCACCCGAGCCGGCCCAAGGGTGGCGACAGCCGGACCGCTGGCTTGTGGCCGTTCCCCAACGTCTGGCTCGGCACCAGCGTTTCGACCCAGGCCGACGCCGACGCGAACATCCCCCATCTGCTGGCGACCCCGGCGGCGGTGCGGTTCCTGTCGTGCGAGCCGCTGCTGGGGCCGGTCGACCTTCGCGGCATCTGGACGCATTGCCCTACGCATGACTTCGCCAGCGGATTTTGCGTCGGACCATGCCCGGATCGACGGCGCATTGACTGGGTTATCTGCGGCGGCGAGTCCGGCCCGAAGCGCCGGCCGATAGACCTGCAATGGGCGCGGTCCCTTCGCGCCCAGTGCGCCGCCGCCGGGGTGCCGTTCTTTTTCAAACAGGTCGACAAGGTCCATCCGATCCCGCCCGACCTGATGGTGCGGGAGTGGCCGTCGTCCGACAAGCGGACAGACAAAGGAGAAGATCAATGAGCGTGCTTTGCATATATCACGGGAACTGCGCTGACGGGTTCGGGGCCGCGTGGGCGGTCTATCATCGGTTCCGGAGCAGCGAAAACCTGCCCGTCGAGTTCGTCCCCGGCGTCTATGGCAATCCGCCGCCTGACGTGACCGGGCGGCACGTGCTGATGGTCGACTTCTCCTACAAGCGACCCGTGCTTCTGGAAATGGCAGGTAAGGCCAGGAGCATCGTCATCCTCGATCACCACAAAACGGCGGTCGAAGATCTCGCGGGGTTTCGGGAACCGGCGCCCTTCGCGCAATGGCAGGATCCGGACCACATGCTGGTCGAGGGAGACGCCGAACCGATTGCCGCACTCTTTGACATGGACAGGTCGGGGGCCGGGATCACCTGGGATTTCTTCTTTCCCCACGAGAAGAGGCCGCGCCTGATCGACCACATCGAAGACCGCGACCTCTGGCGCTTTAACCTCGACGGCACGCGCGAGATCCAGGCCGCCGTCTTCTCCTACCCCTACGACTTCGAGACGTGGGACAGGCTCATGCTGGACACCGACCTGGACGCTCTGCGCGCCGAGGGCCGGGCAATCGAGCGCAAGCACTTCAAGGACATCGACGAACTCCTGAGGGTGACGACGCGCCGGATGGTGATCGGCGGTTTCAACGTGCCGGTCGCCAATCTGCCCTACACGCTGACCTCGGAC